AATTGTTGAGTGTCTGGGTCAATATATAATTTTTCTAAAGTAATTTCATTAGGTAATTGAGGACAAGTAAAACCAAATCCAGCGTCTGGAGCATCTAAATTCACCAGTTCGGTAGTATCAGCGGTTAATATTCCAGTTCCTAATATTGTATTACTCCCAGATTGATTATTAGTATCATAACCTAACATAGGGATATTACTTCTAACAGCAACTATTCGAACATTCGCTTCAACTATTCTACTACCAGTATCAACGTCTTCTACTTGTATCAATCCACTCACAACTCGTATATAACACCTACCTTTATTTTTAAAAATATTAGGTAGAGTAAGCGTAAATATATCTTTCTCAGCGTTTTCAGTAATACTACCACTATCATTAGTATTACTTATTCTAAGCGTGTACTTATCTACAGATTTCATTATATATAGTTGGATATATTATTTAATTTAATATAAATAACTATTTATAAAACAAATTCCAATCTTCCATTTCAATATCATCGTGGTCTTCTATTAAATGTTTAACACAGAGTAGATATTCATTCATTTTTTTATCTTCTTCTAAATGGTGTATATAACTGGCAATAGCATATTCCAAAGTGTATATTTTTTTCCAACAGCGATTTTCTTTTAGAAAACCTTTTTCTCTACCAATTTGTGTTAGTTTATTAGCCCATTGTTTTTTATTCTTATAAGTCTTTCTAAGCAACTTACAAACTAACTTAGTATCTTCATCCATAGTATCTTTTTTCTGTGGTTTGGCTGGATGCTGTCTTTGATAAGTAGTATCAATAAGAGGTTCTCCATTTAATTTTCTTTGGAATGCTTCTCTTTCATAACAATAATCCATATCATTACAAAAGTAATCCCAAAATAATGGTAATCCATCAATATAATTACATAGTTGTTCCCAATCTAATTTTAGATTAAGTCTATTTTTTCTATCCAACCAATCTCTATCCCAAGCCCATTCAGTAATAATATCTCTAAACTGGTCTATAGTCATAATTTCTTTCCAGTCAATATCCTTAAATTTTTCCCATTCGGCATCAATTAGTTTTTGTTTTTCTTTCATAATAATATTTCTAATATCCCTATTACCAAATACCTTTTCAATAGAACAATCTTGTTCTTCAACCTTTTTTACTACCTTCAATTTCTTTTTTTTTACTACCTTCAATTTCTTTTTCTTTTTAGTTATTTGTTTTTTAAGTTCATTAGTAATTTTTTCCATCTCAATTTGTAGAGATAGTTGTTTCTCACTCTCTACCCAGCGTTTCAATAGTGTTTTCTTGTAATCCATTTGTTATACTTATATATGAAGACAAAACCTTATATAATTTTATCTGTATTTTATTATAGATTTTATTCTGGAATTTCTACTAAATCAAAATTTCTATAGTATCTCTCCTTTTTAGGTTTAAAATTATCTATAAATAGGAAGTCATGTTTATCTTTCCATACTAATTTTAATAGTTCGTTTTGTTGTGTTTTTGTAAGGTCGCCAAGTAGTTCATTTTTTATAGTATCAAGTTCTTTCTGGTTCTCACTTCTAAACACTATAATATTAGACATATTGAGCCTAAGAGCCATAGGAACCATATTATATTTCTGGGAAGTTATCATTATAGATAGTCCTGCTTTACCATCTTCATTATTATTTTGTGTAGTATGGCGTCTATTGAGTATAGTTCGGCATAATATCTTAGAGCGTGTAAGGTCTCGCACACTATCATCTAAGATAATTAGGTTATTAAGATTTTCGCCATTTAGTTCTTCATTTAATATATCTTCTAATAATCCATCTGTATATTGATTAAACATTCTATCTTCATTTAGATTGAGTTTTTTAAGAGGTAGAGTTTGTAATGATGGAGATATTAAATAAATATGGTCGAAGTATCTATAATAAAATCTGGGAGTATTTGGTTTTTTTTTCGTAGGATGAGATAATAATAGACTATTCCATAATGTAGATTTTCCAGAACCTGGTTGTCCCACTATTAGAAAAGCAAATGATTTCGCAGGTAATGGCTTAGATGGAATATAAGGCAAATCATCTAAACTATCAATATCCATAACAACTGGGGGGATGTGTGTTAATTTACTATTTGGAATTACTTTCATTTTATTTATATTTAAATGATATTATTATATCATGATATTATATAATGAATACTCAACAACCAAATAATGTAGAACAAGTCGCACAAACACGAGAAGCACTCCCATCTTCTATGAGATATGCTTTAGGAAATGCTGACGCCATACCAAGTAGCACAACCGAGCGTATGTTCGCAGCCAATAATGGAAATTCGTTTTCTCCTACGACAACTAACGAAATACGCATTCCTGTCCAAAGTGGAGAAGGTTTCTTAGATACTGCTAAACATTATTTATTTTTTACCATTACAAATAACGGCACAACCGCAGCTTCTCGTCTTGATGGTGATATTTCCAGTATAATCAACCAAGTTCGCATAGAAAGTCAAGGTGTAGAATTAGAACGATTAGATGATTACGCCTATTATCATAATTTACATAGTCTTTGGAACGCCAGTTATACTGATAGGGAATTAAGAAATGGTAAAGCAGGTGGTCCAACTCCAGCAGTAGATGGGGCAACAACTGGATTTGAATTAGCAGCAGCAGCGGTTGGAAATTTCTGTGTCCAATTAGATAGTGGTTTTTTGATGGGTCATCATAAAAAAGCACTACCAATGGGGATGGCGGAATTTACAATTGTGATTCGGTTAAATACGGCAGCTGTAGCACTTGTAGCACACGCCAACGCAGCAGCTCACGCATACACAATTACAAATCCACGATTTTACTGCCCTGTATACAAAATTGAAGATATGAATGTATTGAACCAATACAAAATGTTAGCATCTCAGCGTGGTATTAGTTGGTCTGGTGATACTAATAAACTATATATGGGTTCTTTGACTACCGCTGCTGGAAAACAAACTATCCAAATCAACGATAGGTCATTATCTCTTAAAGGTCTAATTACAGGAAAACGCCCAAGTGCTTCTTACCAAAATGTAAGGGCTTACACTAACTCCGCATCTAACTTAACTGGAATAGACCAATATCAATACCAAATCGCTGGTTTGAACTATCCTCAAGTCCCCGTAGATATTGTTATCGCAGACGCTGCTACAAATATCGGTAGAGCATACGACCAATGCTTAAAAACTTTCGCAGCCCCTGGTTTCGCTCATAGTGAGCCACTTGTTAATAGAGCCAAATTCACTAAAGCAGACCCTGGAGCATCTGTAGCACTTGGAGAAGGCACGGCTGCGGGACAAGGTGTAGTCTGTATTGATTTAAGGAGATTTGATGATGAACGATTATCTTATGTTGGTCTAAATACAGCCAAGAACGCCTCACCAAATATTTTAGAAATAACTGCTGGAACTGGTATGGTTAGTTCCACGACCAATACCTATGCTATATGTGAGGCTGAATACACTATGTCCAGTAATGGTTCATTATCAGTTGTAGTCTAAAAAATATTTAAAGATAATTAGTTATTATTAGTTATTATTATGAATTCTTACGCAAAAACTAAAATATACAAAATAATAAGTAGTAATACAGATAAATATTATATAGGTTCTACTAAAGAACATTATTTATCAAGTAGATTAAAAGACCATAGATTTAAAGCGAAAAATAATTATGGTATTACGAGTAGTGAAATAATAAATGCTGGTGATTATAAAATAGTTTTAATAGAAAACTACCCTTGTAATAGTATTGAGGAGCAAAAACAAAGAGAACAATACTATTTAGATTTGTATAAAGATGATGAAAATTTAGTAAATAAATTAAATGCTAATGGTATAAATAAAGAGAGGAAAAAACAAAGAGGACACGAATATTATGAAAATAATAAAGAATATCTAAAAGAAAAACAAAATGAATGGAGAGAAAAAAATAAACAAGAAATAAAAATACAAAAAAAAAATCACTATGAAAAAAACAAAGCAAATATATTAGAAACAGCAAAAATAAAAATAGAATGTCCTAATTGTGGTTGTATGACAAGAAAAAGCGATATATCCAGACATAAAAAAACTAAAAAGTGTATTAACTATAAAAATAATATCTAACATATATATATATAATGGAAAGTATTAACGAAAACGAAGAATTAAAAACTATAGAATATGATAAAGATAAACTAATTGAAGAGGTTGATGATAGTTGGATTAGATTAGAAGATAAATTATCATTATTAAAATATTTAAAAGACTTAACTGCTATTGAATATTCTTGGGCTGATAAAGCATTGGAACAATCTATCATATTAAAAAAATATTATTCTACCATAAAGGTAATGGATAAACAACAATACTTAAATGATATAGAAAATCCAGTTAAGTCTGTCTTATCATTAATAGATTAAATAAATAGTAG